GTAATACAGCTTGTACTCTTGGTTGCCAGATGTTGGAAATAGCCGTAGTTTATTGTCTTCTTGCGAGTAATACTGAGGGTAAGAGCCTGTGTAGTCATCAGGTCTATTTGTGTACTCAATATTGCGCTCTCTACCGCCTACCGTGTGCGTTAATCGTGACACACTGCCAAAGTCTGCGGGTAACTCGATATAGCTATCTACCGCTGTGCCAGTCACTGACATTTCAAACTCGCGTAAGTTAAGCTCACGGAACATCGTAGCTTCTGCCATTTGAATAAACTTAGGCAATTGCGCCGTCAAATCCGTACGATGCATGTACGATTCAATGGCTGTTTTAATATCTGCGTAGTTCACAATAAAGCCCTGTCAAACATTACCAAAGCCTTGTTTTCTTGCATGAATCGAAGCACTGCTTTTTCGCGTTCTTTGGGGTCACGCAATGCCAAAATAGGCGCTAAGTAAGCATCAGGAATGTGGCAGATAAACTTACCTTCACCCCACTTTTGACCAGCCGTTGAATCTCTCGCACGTTTAGCGTGTTCCAAGTGAACCTCAGCGTCAAACGTGTTTTGCATAACAATATCGCCGCTAGATTCAAAATGCATCTTTGTGCGAATGCCTTTTTCGTCTACGCCTTCATCAATCGTCACGCTCTCTGTATAACCTGTAGCCATGTTTAATCCTTGAAATGCCCCCGCCGAAGCGAGGGCTAGTTCACATTAAGGAATCAAGTTATCGATCTTGAACTGTGCGACTTCGGAGGTAACGCGCAAAGTTGCATCAACCAAAACCTGCTCGCGCTCACTGTCACCAGTTTTAGAGAGTGCTTTTGCTTGAAAAGGACGCAAATAAGCCATGTCGATATAGTCTGTATCCAAGCCCAAAACCATATCACTACCAGACATCAGGTAATGAGGGATGATCGCCAATTGACCGAAGTTGGACATGTAAATATCAGCACCGGAAACGATACGGCCTTGGTCGCCTGACTTCACATCCAAGCGATTTGCAGCGATACCTGTAAAGCCACTGAAAGTCTCTTTATGTGCTGGAGACATATAGACTTCAGGAGGAACTTCACCGGACGCGATGTAGGTTTGCTGAACGGCTGTGTTCAACAATGTCACAGTGAAAGCACGGTTAGTACCCGCTGTGAGTGCTGTAGTTGCCGCGCCAGAAGTGTGAGCTGGAGTAGCACCAGCACCGCCGTGCAAAGCATTGGTATAGATCAAGCGACCTAAGCCAGCGAACTTACCCGACAGTGTGCCGTTGTCAGCAACTGCCAAGTTTTTAGAGACAACAGCCGCTTCCATGTCGCGCTGAATCTCTTTATAAGCTTTGGCTTTGTGGTAACGCATTGCGCTTTCCATGCCTGCCTTTTTGACCTTCTCAACACGACCATCGACTGATACTGTGTCTTGAAAGATTTGGCAGGTGTTGGCTACGCGAGCTGGTGCGGTTTTAGCGCTTGCGACTGCATCATCACCAGACAATGCAGCATTGTCTTTGTTAGCAGCGCGAAAGCTGTCACGTTGCCATTCGTGGTAAGTGTTTTCAGCCGTTGCTTTGCCAGAAGCAGAGATGATAGGGGTTTTCCACGGTTGTGTGAGGGTGATTTTGTCGATCAGGTCTTCACGCACGTTTGTACCCGCTGTAACGCGAGTGTAGGTATTGACTGGAATTGCCATGATAGTTTCCTTTTATAGAATGCTTGCCAAATCATGCAAACTTGCGCGACCGCTCTTAAAGCGACCGTCTCGCACTGTGTTTGCGCGTGTGGCTTGAGTTGTTTGTTTAGTTGTGACTTTGGGAGCTGCTTTAGCCTGTTGCGTTACCGCTGGAGCTTTAGCTTTCAACTCACGATATGCCACCGCGTCTGCCATCATTCGGACTAATCGATAATCCGTGACAGTCGAAAAGTCCTTCGGCTCATAACCGTAGTTCTTCATGACGCTTTCGTATGTTTTTTGCAGCTTGGGTTTGTCCATGCCGTCTTTTTGCAGTTCAGCCCATGACCGTTCTTTAATCTGCGTCAAGGTTTGGTTTCGCTGCTGCTCTGCTTGCTGTTCCGCGTGTTGTCTCTCAGCTTGAGTTTGCTGCTCAATCGTTCCGAGAATCTCGCGGATTTGTGTTTGCCGATGGTTTTCTTGCACCCAGCTTGCAGGGTCTTGCGCCGCTAATTGCGACATTTCATCAGCACTACGAAAGCCAGCCAAACGCGCAATAGCTTGAGTAGCAAATTCAGCTTGTTGCAGGTAGTTGTTTCGTAGTTCGCTGTGCTTTTGTTGAAAAACTTGCACAGCTTGGGTTTCACGCTCGGCTAATCCCTGCATACTCGAGGTAAATTTTGCCTGTCGTATATACCCGTTTTTAAGCTCGGTTTGCGTGACCTTTTCGACCACATCATTACCGTCTTTGTCTTTTACAGTAACCTCTATTAACGCCTCGGTTGTCGGCTTCTCTTCCTTGGCTTCGGTTTCGGATTCTTCATCCTCAACTTCTTCTTCGGTTTCGTCGTCGGTCTGAGGTTTTGCGTCCGAATCGTCGCCATCGCTGGTTGATTCTTCCGCTGTCAATTCTTCCTCTGTTTCCTTGTCAGGATTGTCAGATAAAAAATCGGCGAGACTATCTAAGCCTTCTGACTCGGGTGCTTGCGCTTGTCCGTCCATTTGCTTTTTCCTTGGTCTAAATCCCCCCCTACGTCACTAAGAGGAACTAGGCGCGTCTCTCGACGTTAGCCAAAAAGGTAAGTGACTACCTGCTTACTGTGCGTAGGTATCGTCCTACTTTGCCGCGAGGGTTTTCCCTTGCTGTCTCTAAATCAATTTTGTGTTGTGCGAATTCGCCAGCTCTGACAATGCCGTAAAGGTTGTCTTCAAATAGCTTTGCTACTTTTTTCATTTGAAGTATGAGCGTTTGTCCTTCTTTGTCGCGAACTGGGCAGTTTTCCCACTGTTTGACAATCTCAGAGTGCATACGGCTCATCGCCAGCTTGAAGGCTTCATTGTCTAACACGTCCTGCGCGTTATTACCTAATGATGTAGTTTGCTGTAGGTTCATATTGCTAAAAGTAATAACTCGACGTCATCCTCATCCTGTTGCAATTCTCTTAGCTTATATTGTACTTGATATAACAAATCAATGTCACCTATTATTTTAGGTATATCAATTTTTACATCAAATTTAGCTAAAAGAGTCTCTATTTCCTCTAGTTTTGGCTCTGGTGCAATCTCTGGCTTGACGACTTTGAGGGCTTTTATCTTGCGTTTAGCTGCGCCACGGCTTGATTTTTTAGCCGTCTCTATCGCACTTTCAGCAGCGAGATATGCGTCTGCTTCCGCATGGTCATTAAAAATCAGGTACTGCTTACCGCGCTTGACGTAGACTTTGCGGGTACGCATGACGAAGCCACCGTTAAAGCCTGCTGGTGCTGAAACCTCAGGATTTACGACATCACCAACACCGTTACTTGTTTGCCCCTGCGAACTACTACCAACACCACTAACGTCACCTACTCCTACAAATGAACCGCTTAACACTGTCATTTGCGCTTGCGAAGCCGAACCCGTTCCGCTTACCGCCGCTGGGTTTGTATTGCCAGCCAATGCCACTGTTTGCGCTTGACGAACCGATGCTGTACCCGTTACCGCGTTAGGCGCTGTTGTACCGCTTACTGATACGCTTTGCGCCTGTCTAGTCGCTACCGTACCACTTATGGCCTGTGGTGATGCTGTGCCGCTACTAACTGCCGTTTGCGCTTGTCGTGTTGTCAATACGCCACTAACACTAGCAACCGAAGCCGCTCCAGTTCCCGCTACCGTCTGAGCTTGAGACGATGCACCGCTGCCAGTGATGCCTACTGCGCTATATGAACCTGACGCCGCGACTGTCTGAGCCTGAGAGCTTGTAATCGTTCCAGTGACTGCCGCTACCGCCGCGCTTCCACTTGCTACTGTTGTCTGTGCATGTGAGGTGCTAGCCGTACCCGTAACGGCTGGTGTTGTCGTGCTGCCTGTCGCTGTCGCTGTTTGCGCTTGCGAGGTTGTCGCCGCGCCAGTTACACCGCCGCCGCCAGATGCTGCATCAAAGTAAAAATCACCCCAAACAACAATTCCAGCATCGTTCGTTCGCTGTTTGACAAGTAGCGAAGCGCCCCTGCCCCTGCCCCTGCCTAGACCATCTAGGAACTCTGATTTTGAGGTGTTTGCACCCATTTAGCCTTGCGTATGAATAACGCTTCCTGTTAGCTGGGTTGTTGTTGTGGTTTGCGGGTTGTACAAAATGAACGGTACTGTCGTATCGTATTCACGTCCAAAGCCACCTGTTACGGGGTCAATAACACCCCCAATGCCAGCAGCTGGTAATTCGACCTGAGCTAATATGCGAAAAGCTACTAAGTGAACCACGCCCGATGTCATAGATACCGTAGACGTGTATGTTTGCACTGAGCGAACCCCGACATCGCCAGCTTGCAATGCAAAGACGTAAAACGAACCCGCAATACTTGTAGCCGCATACAAAGGTACAGCCGTACCAGTCCTGCCAGCCGTACCCGCTGAATTGGTATATGAGATTGAGATAACCGATGCACCCGCGCCCGTAGCTGTTGACACTTCTAAGCCAATATAAACACCATCGCCAGAAGTTGCGCCGTTTTTATCTCTAGCAGGCCACGCCACACTATTGATAGTTTGCGCTGTAATGGTTGTCACCACAATGCCTGAGTTATGCCACAGCCTGTCGCACAATAAAGCATTACCAGCCTGTGCGCTTGATGTAAGCGAAAACCGCGCTAAGTGCGTATTGCCACTAGCCGCTGGGATAGGGATTTGTCCAGCGTATGCAGTCAAAGCCGCACCAGCAGCGCCGGGAGTAGGGGCTACAGCAGCGCCGGGTATGCCTGCCAAATAAAGCGGGCTAAACATACGACCAGCCACTAAAGTGCCAGTTAGTGCTTTTGAGACGAACTCAGGCGGCTTCATGCCAGCCAAAGCGCCATCTACGGTTGTTATTGCCATACCTTACAGTCCTGCGCTAGCGTTTAAAACATCATGCGTGAAGCTGGAAACACTCACAGAGCCACCCACGATAATCTGACCACCCGTTAAGCCTGTCAGGTTCAAGTTAGCGCCTGAAGCGCCTACTGTGCCATCCATAACGACTGTCGTGCCGTTTGATTGCACCGCTCTAAACCATGTCGGCGTGCCCGTTGCATTGGCGCTTGAATCGGCTGTAATCGCGTTGAATGTGATTAGACCGTTTGACGTTGCCGGCGCTGCTGTCGCTCCAAAGGTCAATTCAGCTAAAAGCACCTGAGCGCCTATCACTGTATCTGCTGTAGCAGGCTGTGCACCGTCATAAATGCGGAGGAAACCGCTGTTTAATCGTGCTGCTAGGTTATCACCCTGCCCGTTTACCGTGGCGTTTGCCAGTTGTGTATTAAGTGCCATGTTAATTTACTCCTACTGATTGAATCCCTACTGCTTTACCGTTAGCATCACGAACAACCATTTTGGGTTGATTCATTTGCTGCATCATCATTTGCATAGCTTGGAGGAACTTATCCTCTTTCTCGACCTTCTCCACTTCCTCGCCTTCGAGTGTTTCAGGTGATTTAATGCCTGCAATCGTGAGCTTTACCTGCGCGTCTAGCTCAGCTTTCCAGCGTGCTAATTCACGGTCAGCCTGCTTACTGGCTTCCTCGATTTGCATACGCTGCGTCTCTTTTTGCGCTTCGAGTTGTGCCTGAAACTGTGAATCACGCGCTTGCATTTCCTGCTTATTGCGCTCAACCTCCATATCCCGCTGCATTTCCCTTGCGTGCTGCTGATCTTGTATTTGCGTGGTCATTTGAAGCGTTTGCATATCCTGCTGTGCTTTGAACTGGTTAGCCGCTGCCGTGCCTTGCTGCTTCATCTGTTCGATTTGCAGAGCTGGGTTAGGTGGTGGTGGTACTGGAGGCTTACCCCTTGGATCACTAAAGAAGTTTTGCACGTCTTTAAACCCTGCCGCCTCAGCCATCTTAGATTGTGTGTGATAGATTTTCTCAGGATCAGCTAGTCCCATAGGCAATAGCGCCATTTGATTTTGCGCAATCATTTGTAGCGCTTGCATCTTTTGCTGTGCATCGCCTGAGCCTAATCCGACATTGATGGTCATGTCGTACTGGTCACGCCATTCGTTCGGGTCATACTCGACAAACTTATCGCGCAATCGGAATGCTAGTTTTTCCATGCCGCCTTCGGTTAGCAGTTTGAGCACACCGCAAAACATAGGTTTAACCAGCACTTCGGCAACAATACGAGCGATTAACTCGATACGTTGCATGGCGCTTGTCTGGTCTATCTGCTTACCGCCAAGCGTGGTATTTAGTGCGTCAGGATCTAAGCCTTGACTATTGCGAGATACGCCTGTACGGTTTTCGCGCATTTGCTGAATGTAATCCAGCATAGGCATAGCAGCGCCTGCGGAATTAGGGACAATCAACGGCTGTAGGGCATTCTCTCGCGTGATACGCACAGCACCGCCGGCTCGCATATCCAGAAAATCATCCATGTCAGCGTAGGGCGTCCCGTTGCTGTCGGTCAATATCGTAGTTCTAGGCGCATTCGTCAGGTACAAGTTATACAGCGTTTGGCGTAGCATTTCAGTGTGTAGCTTTTGCAAGTCGCCCACTAAATCATGGATAGACATACCCGCCCATCGGTGCGTATTCAGCACCGGCGAGAATGTCGCAAAAGGAACGTGACTTACAACTTCTTTGCTTAAAATGCGCTTTTCTAGCCGGTGAATGCATGTCAATTCAGCAACACCATCGCCGTCAATATCCGCTAAAACGTACTCAATACGGAGCACGCCCTCGACCATTGAATCATCTTCAATGCTGTCCTGTCGCTCAAATACACCACGTTTTGGGCTAGATAGGCGCTCACGTTCGTCATATTGTGATTCGCTAGACAATCGCAGTTCGTCTACCGTCACATCCTTAAAACCCATTTGCTTTAGGTCTGACAGTGTGACAGTCAGCAAGCGTGCGGAATAAGGACATTCAGCCAATAGTGGACTATTCCAGTTATCCTCTATCAACAAGTCAGCAGGACTAAACGCCTCGACCTTGATGATGGTCTTTTCCTCGACCTTTTTGAAGCGACCATTGAAGCCCATGATAGGTTGACCAGTCATAGGATCAATAGCTGGCTGTCCTGTAGCTGGGTCAATAATCGGCGCTTCGTTGGCTTCGATGATCTCGCTGCCGTCCTGCGTTAGCATTGCAAGCATCTCAGGCGTTGCGCCTTTAAATGGCAAAGTAGAGACTAACTCAGTCGTTTCTTTGCGCCATGTCACCGCACAATTACCTACTTGCAGCGCGTCTTTAATCGCTGTGTAGAGAATTAAGAAGCCGTTGTTTTGTTTGTAAAACACATAGTTGCATGTGTCTGTTGCCTGTTCAGCGCCGTCAACGTCAGCAGCCGTAGTTGGCTCAAATGAAACGGCCTTGTCGGTGCTGGTGAATATCTTTAGAAGTGCTGGCAATATCCACTCTACCGTATCTTGTACGTCAGAAGTGATAACGGACGGCATTCCATCCTCTTCGTTACCGTAGGGTTGCCGATGATAGGCTTGCATAGCCTCTTCACGCTCAGAACCCAAAGTCCCAAAGGTGTAATGACCCGCGGAAAGCTCTTTTTTCTGCAATAAGCTAAGCAGTTCCTCGTCATCCATTTTAGCCATATTCAGCGATTCCCATCGTTAAAACTTTGAAGGATTATAACTTATCTATCTAATAATATGCAAATTATGTGTTAGGTTGTTATAAGGCTAAGCTAAGTATTTACGTGTGTACTGGATAGGCTTAGCCTTCATAGGCGTACCCAAAGACTCAAAGACCACCGCCATTAATCCGAAGCTATCAGCGCCATGACTAGACCAATCGTGTTCTGGCCCTAATCCAATCCCACGCACTTCGTCCTTCTTTTCGTGATACCAGCCAATAGCGTCAAGCCCTCCAAGCTCGGAGCAGCCATCATTGTCAATCCACATACTTGGAAATACACGCTGGGCAGCGCGGACGCGGGACATAGCAGCGCCTTTTCCTTGGTTTGGCACTACCTCTACAGCGTATTCAGCGCCCTCAAAAGCCTTTTTGTACGACACATCAAAAACCTTATCTTGCGTGTCACCGTCATGCGGCAGCCATATAGTTGTATTAGCTCCCGTATAGCCTTTTAAGCGCAGCCATTCAAAGTGAGCCGCTGCGGGTTGCCCTACCGCCTCATAGTATTTGAGTACACGGCATTCCCTGCCTATGAACTGAGCCACCCAAATAGTAAAAGCGTCAGCACGTTGACCAGTGCCGCCAATATCGCAGAAAGCGCGATAAGTCATTAACGGGTCAGCGCCAACCCTACCAATACGGCCTTCTAGCTTGGCTTGATTGATGTTTTTAGCCCAATATGCGCCTTCAATGACGTTGATGTAATCGCCATCCCATATATAGCCATACTGCTCAGGTCGTGCAATCAAGTCGCGCTGTCTATCGCGCTCTAACTTAGCAGGGAACTTTTTATTGTCCTGCCAGTTCAATTGCACACACTTGGTTAACGGGTCATCTGCGAATCTAAACCGCTTTTCTACTGGTGCATTCTTGCGTTTTGGATTCCAAGTTACCCATAACTCAGCGTTCCAATCCTCACCTTCCTCGCGCAATGTCGGTATAAGCGTAGTCCAAGCATCTTCCGTGACGGGTTCGGCTTCATCCACCCAACACAGCAATATTCGCCCTTTGGATTTAACGCTTGCAATATTGCGATCTAAACCAGCAAAGGCGAATTGAATCGCACCATCTTTGCTTTTGATGTAGTTTTGCCCGATTTCGTAGTAATCAAGTAACCACGGCTCATCTTCAATGGCTCGTTTGCATTCCTCTAAGGAGCTATCCTCTAAGGAGTTCATAAACTGCCGTGCGCAAAGCAAGATACCCTTTAGCCCTGCCTTACCGTACACATAACCACGTACCGCAGCCATCTTTGCAAATGACCGTGTTTTACCAGAGCCGCGCCCACCATGCGCAGCCCTTACATCAGCCCTACCGTTGAATAACGGAATGAGCTTCTTAGGTATCTTAACTTGTGCTGTCGTCGTCAAGTGCTACCAACTCAATCTTCGTTATCGTGCCTGAATGCTCAATCTTTACAGGTGCGTTATATCCATGCATCTCATTCAGAACCTTCACAGCGCCCGTTATCTCTGCACCCTTAGAGAATGGCGCATCAACCACGCCGCGAAGCGCTGTGACGCTATCTAAGCGTGTCCATAGGGCTTTTGCTGCTATCTCGTCTTTAAGTAAAGTCACCCTTAGGGCTATATTAGGGTCAGACATAAGTTTAGATGCATCTACATATAAGCCTTCTGGCTTTGCAGTATCGCTTACATTATAGCTAGAACGGTAAGCGTCAACTTGACTCATTCCACTAGCTACAGCTTGTGCAAATGTTTCTTGTTTACTGGTTAGACTCATGTTTAAACCTTTCTATCTCGTCTCGAGCCTCCCCCCATTGCACAACTAATTTGCCTAGCTTTGTTCGTCTATCGCCAGCATTTAATATTCCTTCAATTTTGCATAACTCTGGAGGAAGCTCGTAAGTCCCATAGTTACCCACATAAACAAATATCTCATATGGTTGGTTACTTATTAAGCTCATTTAACCCCTTTGAAGCCAGGTATGTGCTTTTCGCACATCTCATCCATGATTGGCTTATTTGACTCATATATTTCATCCAATTTATCTTTCAGGGCTTGCGGGCATTCGCCACCCTTGTAAATCGGGTAATCTGGCTTTGCTAGCCCGCACCATGCAGCGCGTCTAAATGGGGATGACAATTCTCTAGCGTAAATATATCGCTTACGGTCTTCCAATGTAGGCACATATTCAGGCTCTTTGCAATATCGCTCATAGATCCATGTTATTAGACGTTTAATCATTCCTGAAAAACCCATAGTTACTATACTTCAGAGCCAATGACTCAATATCTTTTTTTGGCGCATCATTCATAACTACTAACGCCAGCTTCATAGCTAAATCTAGTTGATTTTGACGACTTAAATCGTTTGTGATGCTGTTTAGTGTCCTGATGGCTGATTCAATGCTGTCTAAAGCGTGTGTGACACAAAGCTGCTCACCAATTTCAAAAGTTAAAGCTCCAAGCCCAGCAACCTCTCTGTGCGTCATTCGTACAAGGTATTCAGGCAGCTTTACGCCATCACTTGCGTGTTTGTAGCCTAGGTTAGCTTCAATGTTCATTGAGTTCCTTATGGAGTGTTCAAAATTACTATATCGCTGAAATGATATAAAGATGTGTCATTTTACACCATTTATCGAATATAGACTTATAAAAAAGCCCCTAGGGGCAAAGCAACTGCGAGTTGCGAATTTGTAGCCATTCTTTAAAAAAGTCAGCAAAAACCTTCAATTCTTCTTTAATGGCGTTAGCTTTTTTACAGGCTTCGATGCACCAAAGCCGAACTTCTTTGCGTTCTAAGTGACCGTCATTCATTAGGTCTAGCATCGTTCTTAGGTTTTGCGGTTCTATCGGGCAATCCGAATAATCAGCGTTGAAGCCGTTGTTTTTTAAAATGCCTGCTAAGTCGTTCAGCATGAATTTTGCGATTAGAACGGGCATTGGCTTGGGTTCTGGTGTGTAATTCATGCTCTCGCCTCCAACCAAGGCACAACTCCCGAACTATGCCAACGTGTGAGCATTGGTAAATCAGTCTTAGCAATGGTCATAAATCGATATTGATTCACTTTTGCGGGTGTTTCCCTTTTAACTGGCAATTCCTCGGCTTTTTTAACCGGCTCAGGCATTTTGAAGCCTATCGGGTAATAATCCATGCCACGGCCTTGACCGCGCACCGCCGAGCGCCTACGGTCAGCTTTTACCAGCTTTGACGCACGTTTGAACGTAACCATATCCAAATACATAACCTCTCGAATCTCTGTGCCTGTGATACCTTGGGACTCGTTGACCAATGCTTGCATCTTCTTGGATAGCTCAATGATTCCATTGGACGGCTTAGGGTCTGACTTGTACCACCGCTTTACCCGTTCGCGTCCGTAGGCGATTTTGTTGCGCTTGTACGTCACGCCTGTAACGTGCCGCGCTGCGTGTCTGTCGTACTCGAATAAGTGCTTAATCGTCTCCCAAGCTGAATGCGTTGTGCGCTCTGGTGATACGGCTAGGTCAATCTCTACCCTTGTTTTATTCGGGTTCTGTTCGACATAGTCGACCAACTTTTTTGCAAGTGCTTCTAGTTCTGTGCGCTTCATGCTTGTAGCTCCTTAGTCATCACGTTTAAAACTCTTAGCGCACCCTCTACGTCATTCACAACCGCAAGCGTCCCGCCTGTCCAGTTTCCGTGCCAGTCGCTTTGCATCGGTCTTAGCTTTTGCGCTGAATTAACCTTTGAACCGTCTTTAACCTCAATAAGAGCGGTTCTGTTGGCATACCCCACCAGCAAATCAGGACATCCAGCGCCCACGGCTGCTAGGCTTTGAACGGTTGCCCCCGCCTTTCTGAGTGCACTCACAATCTCAGGTTGATTCGCGTCAATCTTTGCTGCTCTTCTCATATTGCCTTTGCGGTTAGTAGTTTTTCTGTGCGTAAATAAGCCAAATTCCAGCGCGTATCTCTATCTCTCGCGCTTAGGTCTTTGCCTTGGTCAATCTCAAAATGGCAGCTACAGCACAATGCGGCCGTAAATTCGTCGCTTGCTTTGATTGATCGACCTTTACCATGTAGGGCTTGGTTTGAATGGCTGGCTTGCGTTTCGCCTTCTTTAAAACACAATTGACAAGGCAGCGCGGCTACAGCTTTGAGGCGCTTTTTGTCGCGTAGGTATTGGAATTTTGGAAAAATAGTCATAAACAACCCAATTCGCGAAACCCACCGCCAGAGCTAGCATTGCCCACCACGTAACCCCAAAACCCATTCATTACGCTAAATTGACGGTTGTAAAACTCACAAGGACTTAACCCTGAAACAAACAATTGCTTATCAATAAGCTTAGGTTCAAACTTCTTAGCCATATCAGCTAATTCAGTTTTTACAAACTCGTCAATATGCTTTTTGAGCCGGCGCTTTGCGTCCTGCTCCATTAGGTCTAAATTAAAGTAAGTCATGCTGCTAACCTCTCTAAATCCATCACATCGCGCCCCAATGAAGTAGGCGACCAGTTCACACCCTTATCCGAGCCAAAAGCGTGGCATAACTCAATGACGGCTGTCATTTCCTTAATCGTCATCTTGCTAGTGCTTTTGCCGCGCCCAATGCTGATAAAGCCAGTTCCGTCCATGTTTGGGACTAAATCCTGCCCTTCTAAATGACCAGTGATAAAGTCCTTCCAACCTTCAGGTGTCAGTTTTTTACCAAACCACTTAACCTGCTTTGATAGGTCAGTGAGGCATGACCACATCAAATCGTTTTGAGCGAGTGAGCGGGTTTCAGGCTTGATGGTTACGCTCAATCTATGCCCAGCTGCCAGCATGGATTTAATCCAAGGCCATGCCGTCACGTTGATGGCTTTATGCGCCTGCACTGGCTCCCAGCATTTGATTTTTAGCGCTTCACTCATACCAATGCAAACCTTTCGTTATTTGTTGAATGACTGATTGAGTAGCCGCATTTACTGCACTTCAAACAATCAACCAGCACTGGCTGGCGCGGGTCTGGTGACATCGTTACAACATCCTTTGAGCCAATAAAGTCAGACATGCCAGTAGCACGGCAAACAATGGCTTTGCTGGGTAGCATTTCAGAGCCGCATTTACGGCAGCCGTTTTGCGCGGTTTTCAAGGCTTCACTCATAGCGCCACCTCCAAGCTCATTTGTTCCTGCTTGGCTTGTACTGGCTCGAATAACTGCCCCTGTGCATAGGCTTGCTCGATGCGCTTATGGCATATCTGGCCATCTAAAATTACGTTTACTTTCATTCAATGCTCCATCAATTATTTGCAAATTTGCCTCAACATGCAAACCGCAAACAAGTTTACTTTGCAGCGGCACAATATGGTCAACATGCTTTCTAATGCCTGTCTCTTTTTGCTGTGCTATTGCCAGTTCATAAATTTTTAAAATTTCAACTTTGTTTGCCCATAATGGCATTGCAATAAGTTTTATAGCTTTACGTTTTGCCATAGTCGCATTGCGTTTTGGTTTATTTGCCCTAGCCCAATCAGCATGTTTTTTAGCTCGCTCTATCTTATTTTTTTCGTTATGTCGTTTTTGTATCGCTTTTATGGACTCTGGATTAGATTTACTCCAATTCATTGAACGGGTTTTATTTGATTGTTTATTTAGCTCATACCAAATTTTATTAGCCTCTTTGTGGCAATCTTTGCACCATGTGACATAACCATCGGCATAACGCTTATTTTCGCTAAAATTCAATAATAGCTTGGGTTTTTGGCACTTTTTGCATGTTTTCATTTTGTGGGAATAAATTACTTTGACGTTGTGCATTATACACCCTTTCACAGGCAATGTCAAAATACTTGGCTTCGCGCTCAATGCCGGTGAAGCTGCGGCCTAGCTGGATGGCTGCTACTCCTGTTGTGCCGCTGCCCATGAATGGGTCTAGGATGGTTTGCGGGTTGCCCGCTTGCTCTATACACCAGCGCATTACACCCTCTGGCTTTTGTGTTGGGTGGTCACCCCGTTTTTCTTTATTAGCCCGAAGCATCCCACTCCACAAAAACTGTAGGCGGCGTATTGCCTTTGGTAAATTTGTCCAAGCTAGCTCACAATCCGCAAAATCATTGTCACCGTTCAATTTATCCCAAACAAGCCAGCATGATGTTGGCGGCAAGTCGTAATAATTCCCACCAAATATGACCGATACACCGGCCTGAGCAATAATGTCGTTGATTAGATTTTGGTTAATTGGTGCTTTGTCCCAACTATCATTGCCATAGTCACGCACGTACTTCCCCCCCCCTATGCTGCTTGGCCCCGTTCGTGTCTTAGCTTTTCCCGCTGATTCATTTATCCCATAAGGCGGGTCGGTAATTACCGCATCAAACCTGCCCAGCGTAGGCAGCACTTCCATACAATCACCACGGTAAAGCGTTGCTGTGCCAATTTGTACGGTTTCAAAGCTCACTTGCT